GCTTAATAGTATTGACGTGTTGGTAATATGATAAGCGCGGAAATACACATAACTATGTGTACATTGGAAGAATATGACAGAAGAAAATGAAGAATTATTAAGGCAGCAACAATTAGCGCGCCAATTAGAAGAGGAAACAGCCAGAACCGATTTGGTTTGGTTGATGAGCGATCCAAGAGGCCGTCGAATTATTAGAGGGCTGCTTGCTAGGTCTGGAATATATAGAACGTCATTCGCGGGTGATTCAGCTATTTATTTCAATGAAGGCAGAAGAAGTATAGGCCTTAATATTTTAAGTGATATTGAAAAGTTTACTCCACAAAATTACATCGTAATGCTACAGGAGCATATGAATGACTGAAGTAACAACAGAAGCTTTAGATACGACAGAAGCAACTCCAGAAGTTACAACTGAAGTAACGACTGAAAAAACAGAAGTAATAGCAGAAGATAAAAATAAAGACGTCCCAGAGCCACGAGTGGTGCCAGAGACGTATGAATTTACAGGTACAGAGGAAGCAATTCCTGAAGTTATTGAAGCCTACAAGGGCGCAGCAAAAGAAGCTGGAATAACAAATGCTGAAGCTCAAACGATTTTATCTAAGGTTCTACCTGTAATGGCAGAACAACAAGCCGCACAACATGCCGCAATGGTCGAAAGCTGGGCAAATGAAGTGAAGGCTGATAAAGAAATTGGCGGGGCTAAGCTGGATGCTAACTTAGCAGTAGCCAAAAAAGGTGTTGAAGCTGTTGGTGGTAAGGATCTCGTTGATTTCTTTAATTCCAGTGGCCTCGGCAACCATCCCTTACTTGTGAAAGCTTTTTATAACGTAGGGATGAAAATCAGCGAGGACAATAAGTTTATCAATGGCGGTTCTGGTATTGGTAAGCCTTCAATTGCTCAAGCTATGTTCCCAAACATGAATCCTTAGAGGTTAAATCATGGCAACGTTATCATCAGGCCAGCTCACGCTAGCCGATTTCTCAGCACGTACAAACGGTGGTAAGGTTGATCCTATTGCCGAATTACTCTCTCAGCGCAATGACATTTTAGAAGATGTTGTTTACGTTGAGGCAAACCAACCAACTAGTCACGTTGTTACAATTCGTACCGGACTTCCTGCTGTGTATTGGAGACAATATAACGCCGGTGTTCCTTTGGCGAAAAGTACAACCGCTCAAATTACTGAGCCTTGTGCCATGTTGGAAGCTCGCTCACATATCGACGCTAAGCTGTTAAAGCTTAATGGTGATAGTGCGGCTTATCGCTTATCAGAAGAAACTCCGTTCATTGAAGCAATGAGCCAAGAGATGACTTCTAAGATTTTCAACGGTAACGTTGGTACGGATCTTAAGACTTTCTCTGGTTTGGCAACTCGCTACAGTTCAACCACTGCTGGTAACGGCGCAAACGTTATTCTGGCTGGTGGTGTTGGTGCGGATAACGCCTCGATGTACTTAGTTGGCTGGTCTGATCAAACTGTATTCTGTACCTTTCCAAAAGGTTCGAAAGCAGGTCTTTCACAGCGTGATCTTGGCGAAGAGTCTGTTACTGACGGCTCTGGTAACTGGTATCAAGCCGCTCGTTCATTGTATCAATGGGACACAGGTCTGGTTGTAAAAGACTGGCGTTATGTAGTTCGTATTGCAAACATTGACGTGTCTGACTGGGTAGGTGTTACCGGTACTCAAGCATCAACAGCGGCTACCAACGTTCTCAAGCTAATGATTCGTGCAATTGCACGTACGCCTAACTTGGCAATGGGTCGTCAAGCTTTCTACTGTAACCGTTCAATTCTTGAAGGCTTAATGATTCAAGCGATGGACAAGTCATCTAACGCTCTGAGTATTGTTCAAGCTGTTAATCAGTTTGGAAACAACATCACACAGCTTACCTTCCAAGGTATCCCTGTTCGTTGTGTTGATCAGCTCAGCATTGCTGAAACATTAGTTTCTTAATAGGAGAACAACATGCTTACTGACGCACTTTTACAGTTGTCATCTGCTCAAGCTGTTACGGCTTCTGCGGTATCAACTAACACAATCGATCTTTCTCAGGCTCGTGATATGGGTACTGGGACAGATTTATACGCGGTGTTTACTGTTGACGTGGCGGCAACTGCTGCTGGCGCTGCAACCGTAAACTTTCAGATTATTTCATCTGCTGCTGCTAACTTATCGTCTCCAACTATTTTGGTTCAGACTGATGCAATTGCTAAGACTGAATTAACTTTAGGCCGTCGCCCAATTTACATAGAGATTCCTTCTACGATCTTGGCTGCACAACCTATTGGACAGAGATATTTAGGTGTACAATACACGGTAGCAACTGGGCCATTAACGGCTGGTTCGTTCTCGTGTGCCATTACTGACTCTAAAGTCGATATTGGCAAAAATTATCCATCTGGATTCACTGTAGTGTAAGGTATTTTAAATGGCTAAATATAAAGCGAATGTCAAAATTTGGTTATCTCATGAATGTCGTTATGCTGAGGAAGGTGAGGAATTCGATACTGTATTCCCTACCATCCAAGGCAAGCCGATGAAGTTAGAGCCGAATATTGAGCTTGTTGATGGCAAGAAAGGCAAGCAAGACGCGGACGTTTTAGTTGGTTAAATTGATGCGCCAAGGACGGCGTATTATGCGAGATTAAGTTATGGCTAGTGAAGTTGAAATATGTAACCTTGCACTAGCCCATATCGGCGATAGCGCAACAGTTTCAAGTATTGATCCTCCTGAGGGATCTTCGCAGTCAGAGCATTGCGCAAGATTCTATCCAATGGCGAGAGATGTTTTGTTAGATGATCACACATGGTCATTTGCAACACGTAGAGTTGTTCTTGCTGAATTAACCAATGAATCGACTACATGGTTGTATGCTTACGCGGTGCCGAATGATTGTTTAGATGTTATTTCAATTCTATCTTCGACGGCGACCAATGATTACAATGGTACGAATAGTTCGCAAGATGTTTACTATTACACTTCTCCCGCTTATTCGCCTCAAGAATTCGCTATAGAGGTTGATAGTACTGGGGCTGATGTTATTTATACCAATCAGGCTGATGCTGTTTGTCGATATACGACCAGTGTTACTGATACCGCTAAATTCCCTCCTTTGTTGGTTATGGCTATTTCCTATCAATTGGCTTCCTTCCTGTGTGGACCAGTGATTAAGGGTGAGACAGGATCGGCAATGGCGACTAAGTTTTTGCAATTGGCGCAAACATTTCTAAGTAAGGCCAAGTCTTCTGATTCCATGCAAAGACAGATTAAAGTTGACCATCAAGTTTCTTGGATAGCTGGAAGATGAGCCAGAGAACGCTTCAAGTTTCATTCTCTGGCGGCGAACAGTCGCCTTTCATGATTGGGCGGATTGATGACGAAAAGTATCGTGCTGGCGCGTCTAAGATGCGTAACTTCATCGCTTCGCCACAAGGGCCAGCTTATAACAGAGCTGGGTTTTCGTTTGTCCGAGAAGTAAAAGACTCTCAATATTTATACAGATTATTTCCTTTTATCTACTCTGTGACCGACACCTTAGTTATTGAGGCTGGGCCATTCTATTTTAGATTCATCAAGAATGGAGCTTATGTTTTATCGGGCACTCCTGCTGCATACAATGGCGCTACTGCTTATGTAATTGGCGATATGGTCACAAGCGGTGGGAATAAGTATTACTGTATTTTAGCAACGACTGGAAATATTCCTCCAAATGCTACTTACTGGTATTTGATGCCTTCCGATGTTTATGAAATCCCTACTCCTTATGCCACTTTAGATCTAACAAGGCTTCGATTTGTTCAGTCTGGCGATATAGTTACCTTTACAGATAATGCTTACGCTACGAGAGAGCTAAGACGATATGGCGCGACTAATTGGCAGCTAGCCTTAGTTTCATTTTCCCCTTCATTGATCGCTCCTACCGGAGTCGGGGTGGTTGCTACGGTGGGGGCTGGAGCCACAACGTATTACTATAAAGTTTCTACTGTTGGGGATAATGGACTTAATGAGTCATACCCTTCAGGATCGGTTAATTGTACTAATAACCTTCTAATAACAGGGAATTATAATACAATTTCTTGGTCTGCCGCGACTGGGGCAAGACGTTACAACGTTTATAAAGAAAGTAATGGTTTATATGGATATATAGGTCAGACTGACGGGCTATCTTTTAAAGACGATAATATTTTTTCTGATGTATCTAAAACGCCTCCCGAAACTAATTCGCCTTTTGCTACTTATTATCCTCAAGCAGTTTGTTATTTTGATCAAAGAAGAGTCTTTGGTGGCAGAACTGATGCGGTTCAAGACGTGTACATGACTAAGACGTACACAGAATCCAACATGAGTTATTCAATTCCTTCTCGTGATGATGATTATATTAACTTTAAAATTGCGTCGCGTGAGACGAATACGATTAAACATTTAGTTCCTTTGAATGATTTGATTGTTTTAACTGATTCTGCGGAGTGGCGAGTTAGTTCTTCTGGAGGCGCTTTAACTCCTTCTGATATTAGTGTTAAAGCTCAATCTTATGTAGGGGCAAATGATGCTCGACCTGCCGCGATTAATAATAACGTTATTTATTGTGCTGCTCGTGGCGGTCATGCTACTGAGCTTATATATGATGGACGCTCTCAAACATATTACACTGACGATCTTTCGATCCGTGCTGCACATTTGTTTGACGGGTATGAAATAAAAGAAATCGCCTACTCAAAAAGTCCGCAAAAAATATGCTGGATGGTTTCCACTAGCGGTAAATTATTAGGTATTACCTACGATCCAAACAACGTGATTCGAGCGTGGCATCAACACGACACCGATGGGGCTTTTGAGTCTATTGCTTGTGTCGCGGAAGGCTCAGAAGATTATCTTTACGCGATTATTAAAAGAACGATTAATGGTGTTACTAAAAGATACATAGAAAGAATGGCGTCAAGAGCTTTTGCGACTCAGGCGGATGCGTTCTTTGTTGATTGTGGCGCTACTTATTACAAAACAGGTACGTTTTCGCGTGTCGGTACGGTGATGACTTGCACAATTACAGCTCATGGGTTCACGAATGGGCTTTCGTATCACTTTTGGTTCTCGGATACTTCGTTTGGGCTTCAGTATGATGGTACTGCTTACGTGGTTACGGTGTTAACAGCTGATACCTTTAGTATCGTTGTTGCTAATGCTGGTGCTACGAGTGGAAATGTGACGCAATCTGTCATTACTTTGAGCGGTTTGTCATATTTAGAAGGTAAGACTGTTAGCATTTTGACTGAAGGTTCAGTTCATCCGCAAAAAGTCGTCACAGGCGGAGTAGTTACTTTAGATTATTACGCAAGTAAGATCCAAATTGGCCTTCCTATTCAGGCTGATTTAGAAACACTTCCTATTTCAATGCAGATTGATGCAGCTTTCTCGATAGGTCGGTGGAAGAATATAAATAAAGTGATTATGAATGTCTACCAATCGAGCGGGATCTTTGCTGGGCCAGATGAGGCTCATTTAGTTGAGCACAAACAAAGAACGACTGAAATTTACGGTTCACCACCTGCACTTAAGACAGGTACAGTTGATGTTACAATTCCGCCCAGCTGGAATGGTGATGGAACAGTCTTTATTAGACAGGATTCACCGCTTCCTTTGACGATATTATCAATGACATTAGATGTCGCGGTAGGGGGTTGATATGCCACAATTTGCATTGATGCTGATGGCGGTTGGAGGGGTATCTAAGGGCATTTCGGCCAAGACTGACGCCCAAATGTCAAAGATTAACCTTGAGATGCAATCAGGAATTGCTGAGCAGAACGCTAGAATTTCAGAATTAGGTTATGAGTCTGAGATGATTGCTGGTGAAAGAGCTAAGCAAAAATCTCAATTGACCACAGCTAATTTGAAAAGCGCCCAAAAGGTTAGAATGGCTGCTAGTGGTGTGGCCTTGTCGGGTGACTCACAGCAAAATATTTTAAACTCTACCGACATTCTTGGCGAGATAGATGCTAATACCATTGAAAGCAATGCAATCCGTAACGCGTGGGGTTACAAGGTTCAAAAGCAGGACTATTTAACTCAAGCTAAAATGGCTAAATTTGGCGCTAAGACAATTAATCCTAATCAAGCCATGGCTACCAGTCTTTTAGGTTCCGCTACTCAAGTAGCATCCTCTTATTATGGAGCTAAAGGATGAAGGTTCCAGTCTACAATAATTTAGAATCTACGGTTAACGTTACTCCGCAATCGAGATTTGCTGCGCCTAAGATTGAGAATTATCAACCAGAGCAAGATGCTCAAATGGGTCAAGCATTGATGAATGCTGGCCAAGCTACCTATAAAATAATGGAAGACATTGATAATTCCAAAGTTCAAAAGGCTGCTAATCAGTTAAGAACTGGGGTTATTGATTTAGAGCATGGTTCCGAAGGATTTAAAGCCCATACTGGTGAAAATGCTTTAAAGGCTGATGATCAAGGTCGTGGACTTCATGATGTTTTTGCTGAAAAATATAAAAAGGTTTCTGATCTTGCTACAGCTGATCTGAACGAAAGGCAAAGGATTAAATATGAGAAATACACCGCACCGGTTAAGAATGATTTCGATGCGAGACTGATGGATCATGTAGTTACTCAGCAAAAAGTATTCAATAAAGACACTCAATTAGGCAGGATAGCGATTGCTCAAGATGCGGCTGCGCTGGATTATAAGAATCCTAGTGCTGTTCTTAGAAGCAGAAACGAAGTCATTGATGCGACACAAAAGCTATATGCTGATCAAGGATTGGCAAGTGATCATCCTTTAGTGGTTGCTGAGACGATTGATAATTTAAGTAAGTTACATTCAGGTGCTTTGAGTGAGGCAATCAATAATAAAGACTTCGCTTATGCTGATGCTTATTACTCGAAAGCTTCAGGTGATATGACGCCTAGAGATCGATCTGTTTTCGGAAAGGCGATTAAGATAGGAGCTGATCAGGCTGAGGCTCAACACTATTCTGATCTTTCTATCAAAAATGGACTAAGTTTAAATCAAGCTTTAGAAGGCGCTAAAAAGTACGAAGGCGAGAAGCGAGAGGCTTTTGAAAAACAACTCACTTACGCATACCACCTGAAAGAGATGGGTAGAGCTAAGCTTGAGAAAGACTCTCTTGATTATGGCATTCAGCAATTGCAAGAAAACAACAATGCTTTAGATCCGGTATTCAAAGCTAATTTAATTCATACATTCCCTGAAGCTGCTTTGAAATTAGAGAACATTCAGGCGAATAGAATTAAAACGCCTGACCCAGTTCAGAGTGCAGTATTGTACGCTGAGTTAAGTCGTGAGCAGGCGGTTGACCCTGAGAATTCGCTTAAACGAAATTACGCCGAGTATGCTGGCAAGTTAACTCAGGCACAGATTCAAACGCTTACTAACGCATCGAATAAGATTGCTCAAGGTGATGTGGTTGGTATTAATGATATTAAGACTAAGAATGAAATAGCTGCTGAAGTCCTGAAAGAAGTGGATATTCCTAAGCAGGATAAAGATTTATTCAATGCCTCGCTGATGGATAGATTGACGCAAGAGAACGAAGCAAGTATTAAGTCTGGTCGTGGCTCAATGAAGAAATCCGATGGCTTGGTATTAGCTCGCGGCCTTACCAAAGACTATATCGAACAGAATGGAAATCTTGTTGGCTACCACTCAAAAACCAAAGGATACAATATTCCAAAAGGAAAAGACTCTGATTATGTTGTCGCTTTGTTCGATGACATACCAAAAGAGTTCACTGATAAGTTGGTTTCTGCTGTCAAAGCGAAGCGTGGTATTATAGAGATTAATAAAAACCCAGCTCTTAGCAATGATGATCTTACGAGTGCGATTTCAAAACCATTAAGCAAAGAAGAAAAGCAGAAAATTGAAGATTCCTATACTTCGATGATTCGTAAGAATGGTAAGTTACAGCACGACAAAGATAATAACTGGGCAATAGTTTATCCAAACGGTACTTATGAGGAATTGTAATGGGATTCGATATAAATTCAGCCGTAGATGCGGATGTTTCGCTCAATCCCAAAGCTGACCTTCATATAACGGATGCCGTTAATGTTGACTCTGAACAAGCCGCTCAAAGAAATAATCTTTCTAAGCAGTACAATCAACCCTATTCAATCGTAAATCAATTTCCTGACGAATTTGAGAAGAAAGCTCGTGCTGAAAAAGCGCTTGCTGTGACTGAGCGTGCGACTCGTTTAAAGAATTACCTTTCGTCTGATCAAGCCTTAGCTGATTTGGCATCGAATGATATTGATGTTTTAAGTCATACAGAAAGAACGTTTGGCGAGAAAATAACTGATTTAGATTCAGCTCTTGGTGTTGGTATAAATCAACTTGCCAGTACCGCTGCATTCTACGGGCATAGAATTTTAAAGCCTTTGATGGCTGACGAGTATGACCAGCCTGATGGCACGAATTACGGCCTTGAGATGGCTGATACTAACTATGCTGCTGCTCAGGGATTTCTTTCTAAAAGGATACAAGAGATTGAATCTCGAAAGTCAAAAACAGTAACCGCTCAAAATCAAATAATCCAATCTGCTAAAGGTGTTGGCGGTACGCTGACTGCATTGTATGAAAATCCTTTAGGGGCTATTGATTTTGCAGAAACACAAATTCCGCAAATGCTACCTATTGCTAAGGCTATGACGCTCGCCACAACAACGAAAGGTGCTATTGGTGCCAATATGTTGGTTGGAGGTATTCAGGGGGGTGGCGATGCTGGCACTCAGGCTGAGCAACAAGTTAGAGCAATGAATTTTGATTACCTATCACAAAATTCTCCTGACTTTGATAATTATGTGTCTGCACTTGAGGCTAAAGGAGTATCCAAAGAAGCGGCTCAGGAAGTTGTCAGAGAGAAATTAGCCCAATCATCTGGTAGGACCGCGGCTCAAATTGCTGCGCCATTCTCTGCTTTAATATCTCGTATCGGCGCTGGGGTTGAGTCTCGCTTCATTCATCAGTTAATGGGTGATAAGGCTGCCAGCCTAACGGTATCGGGCGCGTATAAAAGCATTGTTCCAACTGTAGGAAAAGAAAGTGCTGAAGAGTTTGCCGATGAGTATATGACGAATGCTGCGGGGAATGTCGGCGTTAAATTAAATGCTGATAAAAACCAGAATATAACTCAAGGATCTTTAGAGGCTGGAACTATTGGAGCCACTCTTGGGGCTGGGTTTAGTGCCGCTCCAGCGACAACAAATATTATCTTCGCTCACATGAACGATAAGTTAAAAGCGGCTGAGTCTGAAGCTGATAAAGAGTACATTGATAAATTAAACAAAGCTGCTGAAGCAACAAAGATGGCCGCTCACTCTCCTGAAGAGTATGCGAATCTCATTAAGGCTCAGGCTGAAGGCGGGGCTGAAGATATTTACATTGATCCTAAAGTATTTTTCCAATCTAACTACGAAAAGTATGTAGAAGCATCTCCCGCGATAAAAGAACAAATTGGGAATATTGAAACTGGCGCTTTAATTAAGGTTCCAATGGAAGAGTACATGACTAATCTGGCTGCGACTGGATTGGCAAATGGGATTATTGATCATGTTAAGTTGGATCCAGAAGCATTTACTCCTGCTGAAGCACAAGAATGGTCTGCTACTGAAGGCGAAAAGCTTGCTCAGGATATGCAGGAGGCAGTCGATAAGCAGAATTCAGAGCAAACATTCAAAGATAGCCAGCTTGTCGTACAGAAAAACATTCAATCCCAGTTAGATGAAGTGAATAAGTTTTCGCCTCATGTAAATGAGACCTATTCTAAGATTGCTTCGGCTTATTATGCGACTCGCGCCGCTAAACTTGGGGTAATGCCTGAGCAATTGTCCAATGATCACAATTTAAAGGTCTGGAATAGTGAGGTTCCAGTATCTAATTCATTAAATCAAGATGAAAAAAGTCTAAAAGAATGGGATGACTATTTTCATTCACTGGACTATTCTAAGGAAAGTACACATAACTTATTGGATGGTCAAAATGAGAATCAACAGTTACCCAATGTCGAAAAGATTGCCGAAGGAAATCGTTATTCCGCAGATACAGCGGGAATTAAACGAATTCGCCGCGCTTCCGACAAAATCTACAATGAGCTTGGCGGATCTGTCGCTACAGAAAGAACATGACAAGGCCGTGGGGCCATTCTCTGGTTATCGAGTAGTTGGTGAAGATGTAAGTAACGATCCGCTTTATCCTAATGGCCGCTTAAAGGTTAAGGTTTACGGGAAAGAGCAAATTGAAAAAGGTTACACTGACGAGCCAGCTCTTACTTTTACCGTTGATGATAAAGGTGAGTTAGTTGTTAATGGCCCAACTCCACACGGAAAAACCTTTAACGAATTTCAAAAGGAAGGCTGGGCTGAAGAGGCTCAAAGTAAAGACGGGCAAACCTATCTTGGCTGGACTGCGTTAAAAGGGGTTGAGAATAAAATCTCACAACTTACTCCATTGCTTGCTGATGTTCACGCAAGAACTAGAATCTGGAAAAATGCCGACAAGGTAGCTCTTCACTGGAAGCGCGCAACTGGTGCTACTGGAAACGAAGGACGTTCGTCTTATACGGGGTTATGGCAGTCTAATCAGCCTAAGAATCTTTATGTGTTCCATAATCTAAGTGAGAAAAATTTAGAGCACGCTTATGATTTAGGTGGGCTGGCCGCGCCATCTTTGGGTATTTCAAATATTGATAATGGAGCAGTAGATTCTTATGGTGAAATATCTCTTATTGCTCATCCTTCAGTAATTGAATCCAAGAAAGTAAAGACATTCGATTCTGATATTTATTCCCCTCGCCATCCTGAAATGGTCGAAACAAGTAAAGGACCTAAGTTATTTAAAGGGTTTACTGATTCAGGCAATAGAAAGTATGCCGAATACAACTTGACAAATATTGTCAAAGAAATGACTGCTAAGCTTCAGGCTGGCGAGAATTTTAACTATGGCGCTGGGTCTGTAAGGGCTTCGGTTGCCAATCAATTAAAGACTGTTAAACAGGTTAAAAAAAATAGAGCCAAGATAATTTCAGATAAAGATTTTGAGAAAATCAAAGAAGAATCAAATGCCAAATTTTGGGATGCCCTAGAAAAGCTTCGTCCATTTTATAAGTTTGATCAGAACGGTTGGGGCTATGCAAATGATGCCGCCCAAGCATTGACTGAGGGCGATAGAGGGCTGCGCGAAGCCTTTAAAGATGACCCTGAAGTTAGATCTATCGCATCTGAAATAAAGAATTATTTAAGCAATCTGCCGACTGCATACTTTGAATCTAAGGTTCAGAGAGCGATGAAGCTGGGCGAGTTTGATGCTGCGGTTGTGCCTGATGATGTATCTGAAAGAACATTAAATATCCTAAAAATTGAAGGCATAACAAATATTATTAAGTATAAGGCTGGGGACAATGCTGATAGATCTGAAAAGATCAAGCAACAGCAACAACTTTTGTTTCAAGGGGAAAAAGGTCGCGGTTTCTTCGATCTAAATACCAATACGATAAATCTTCTACAGCAAGCAAACCTATCTACCTTCCTTCACGAGTT